CAAGATTAAACCCTGATTCTGATGTTTCAATTCTCATTATTATTTTAATTTTATTTCCACCACAAAACGGACAAGGCTTCAGCTTCTCATTCGGCATCTTTTGGCTCCTCTGTAGACGTAGCTATGGAATCATGTAATAAAATTGCCGCAACTCCGCATCTAACGTCATAATCCCCGTCCCAAAATGTTTTAATAACCTTTTCACCTTTTATATAATCTGTATACCCAACAACATACGTACCTTTACGTTTCCTTATTTCTTCAATGATTTCATATATTGGCACAAGTGATAAATCCATATCTCTCCTTTCTCACTCCGAGTGGGTTGGTTAATTTATTTTAAAATGTTTCTTTAATCCGTCGCTAATTTTCTTTCTTGTTTCCTTGGATACTTTTCTTCCTGTCGCGAGAAAACCTATCTTTGCCCTTGTTTCTTTTGAAAGTTTCTTTCCAGTTTTGTGTTTTCTTATTTTCTCCCTTGTCTCCTTAGAACGCTTTGTCCCAATCCTGTCCTTTCTACTGTTTTCTGATCTCTCAATAAATCTACAATTCTGAAAAGTATAATCTCCATCATTATCAAGCCTGTCTATCGTAGGACTTTTCATTAAATGAGCATTATCCCTCCAATAAAGCACGCCCATAGCCCAAAATGACAAATCCTGCTTAATCCCACGCCCTCCGTAATTTTTATATCTGTTGTGATTTGGATTATTACATCGCTGTCTTGATTTTCCCCAGCTTACATACCAAGGTTGATTACTTTTTATTTTTGTCCTATAACCATTATATTTCCGCCAATGTTTTTTTTGGTCTACCACCCTTTTTTCCGTTTTCTCTTGAAGCATGAGACTTCCTTTCCGAGCGAGACTGTCCGCCTTTTCGCCCAATTTCTTTGAAGTAGTTTTTTATTTCTTCACTCATGCTCATATTATATCCTAACCTTGTTGGGTTGTCAAGTTAATCTTCCCTGTTTGGTTATTCCACTTCAAAGTGACCACATTCTTCACAGTTGTACTCAATGTAAATTCCGTCACCTTTTGGATCTTCTCCGCACATTATGTTTCCGCATTTTGGACATTCTTTATCCATCGTTACCTCCTATCCTGTTTGGTTATCCCAGCCCTCCGGCTTCTCAATGCTCATTTGTTGGCTCCTTCGTGGTTTAAATATAAATTCATTGATATTTTTTGTAGCTATAGCATCCTTCTTTTGGTTTATAAAATTTTCCGCATTCCCAAGCCCCATTACACCACCTTCTTATTGTTGGCGGACTTACAGAAAGTTTTTCCGCCGCATCTCTAGACGAATCATAAACCTTCCCAAATATAACCCAATATTTAGAGTTTTGTTTATTTCTATTATTTTTTTTGTTTTCAACAAACCTACAGTTTTTAGGATAGTATCCATTATTATTATTTTTTCTGTCTATTGTTAAGCCAATTTTCCATCCATTTTGCATCGACCATTTATAAAATTCTACAACACTGTTTTTCCATTTTTCACAAACGTCTATGCCACGTCCTCCATATGAATTATATCTTTTGTCTTTTTGGTCGTAACATCTATGCATCATTAGACTGTGTTTATGATATAGAGGATGTTTTGATAGACCGTGTTTTTTCATGTGTTTCTCCAATTGTTTCATCCATTATTCAAAGCCACCAACGCATTTCATAGAACAACTGGTATGGCAGGATTACCTGCGTCGTTAGAACCATTAACGGCAATCATTTTATCCTGCTTTTTTGGTCTCAAGTAATTGACTATCTTCTTGCGGAAGAAACGCCACATGCCAGTTTTATCAAAGAACTTTAAAGCTCAAGCCGATCTAAAATATCATCAATTTTTTCTGTTTCCGTTTGTACAATCTCAGAAAACCCTCTAATTTCTGATGCTAGCCCAACAAGAGAAACTTTGTCGCATCCGTCTTCACTCGTTTTCGAAGGCTCTTGTCTTAAAATAGAATCAAGACGCCCTTGTAATGCGCTAACCTTTGTCCTCAGCCTTTCAAGATTGTTCCCCATGTTTGTTTTTTCTTTCTCAACCTGTGTTTCTCTTGCTTCTGCACATCCTTGGTCGTTCATTTTCCCCTCCTGTTTGTTGTTTAATGTATATTCGTAGGCTTCTCACAATCTTTCCACCCACTCCGATACCCGCGGCAATAAGTGACTAGACTTGTGATTAACAATATAATAATGAATACGATTATTTGGAACATTCTTTTGATCCTTGGTTAGCAACTATCGCATATATCATTAAAATCTTTTTGCTCAAACATTTTTTCTATGATTGGTAAAATTGTATAATCTCCTAAATCCTTTGCTCTTTTAATACATTCTTCTTTTGAGGTATCTACTGCATAAAATACAGTATTCCATTTAGACGACATCCATTCTTTTCTTCTTTCTGGTGTAGTATTCGTTGCGTCTAAGATAACATTATCTATTCCCGTTAAGAATAAAGATGACACCATTATTTTTGCTATTGCCCAAACCAATCCTTCTGCTGATGGAATAAATTTACATCCATGAATTGCCACTCTTATACAATCAGGGCAAACTATTGGAGCATTTTTCTCTACTGCAATTTCTTTTGCCATTGTAGATTTACCAGAATATGGTATTCCAGCCATACATATTAATGTTTTGTTTTCCCACTTATCGACTTTTAATATTTTCACATAACCCTCCTCTTATTTTGGTAACGGAAACTTTCTCCTACTATCTTGCATCTTTGTATACCAAGCTCGTCTATTTTCATTATCCATAGACTCAACTTCTCCTAGTTCTTCGGCAAGTATTTCAATTAACCCTTTCTGTTTTTCTTTTTCCATTTTTGTAATCTCATCTTCATGGAATATATTTCCTCTATCATCCATCTCTACCCCTCCTCTTCCCGGTTAAACTGCCACTGCTCAATCTGTTGCTCTGCTATTATTTTACTTCTCTGCATTCGGTATCAACCCAAATATCACACTCTTGGCAATATCCTTGCTCCATTGAACCATGACTTTCTTCATACAAAACATCATCAATATCTAAATATTCTCCACATTTTGGACAAATCATCCCACCCTCCTATTTATTCCCTTTGACCTAATGATTTTAATAAATAATCAGCAAGTTTAAATTGTTCTTCTATTTCGACTCTGTATCTTTCTTCCTGATTTGTATATTTGCTTATATCTGAGAAGAAAAATAAGAATCCACTCCTATCGCGAATACCATAAGGTTTGTGGTGTTTATGTATAATTTTTAGCTCTTCATGTTTCATCACTTAGCTCCTATTTATTCCCTTTGATATATGCGCTGATTGCGGTTGCAGTTAGTGTATTTATATCGTCATCATCTCCCTCATAGGTAGCGACAATATCTTTAATCCTCTCCACATCCGCTATGCTTGAGAGGTAGGTGTCCATTGTATCTGCATGATACACATAAGCTGATCCGTGACCCTCAACCGTGATTTTACTTCTATTAGGCTTTTCCATCTTCCCCTCCTTCTGATATTCACTATTGCCGGAACTCTATGTCCAATCCCTTTGCTAATCTGCGTGCCATCTGATTTGCTTCTCTGACTGAAAAATAACTTATTGTCTGCATTTCAAATCCATTATGTCCTTTCAAATATAAAGATGTGTTGTCAACCTCAACCCAATACGGCTTCTTCTTCATATAGCTCCTCCATCCATTCGATCGCGTCCTTAAACGCGGTATCTTTACTAACAAGAATTGAATACCTTTTCTTGTACTCGTTCTTAATAAATCCATTATCAGTCGTGCATTGCGTCATTGCTAATTGGATCTCTCTGCGTGCATCCTGCATCGTTTCGATCGCCGTCATAGTGTCATCCTCTTTTTTCTTAGCCAATCGTCCAGGCCAAGTACAATGTTTTTGATCGGCCCCGCAATAACACCGCCCTGTCGCGCCTAATTTACATATCTCATAATAATCCTCGTGCCAATGTGGACAGATCATGTTAGGCCTCCTCGCATACTTCTAAAAACTTCTTTTTTTGTGCGTCCCCAACGGCGACCCTAGCGGCGACCCTAGCGGCGTCCCTAGCGGCGTCCCTAGCGATGTCCCTAACGGCGACCCAAGCGGCGTTCCCAACGGCGACCCTAGCGGCGACCCTAGCGGCGACCCTAGCGGCGTCCCTAGCGGCGACCCTAGCGGCGTCCCTAGCGGCGTCCCTAGCGGCGTCCCAAGCGGCGTCCCAAGCGGTGTCCCTAGCGGCGGATAACTCCTTCTCCGTAGCCTGTCCGATTGCGTGGCGTTCGGCGACATCCAAAGCGTCAAGACTACGTTGATCTGTCATTAAATGCTGGACTTGTCGAGCGCACCAAACAGCAAAGAGTCGCCATTGTCTGTTATATTGCGGCTCTGCCCTGCAACACCATAAGGCGTCATCTAACCCGTTTGATTTAACGATAACACTGTACGGTAAAACCTCATCATCCGCTTGAGTTTTGCCTAGATGCTTTAGAAGTTTCTCCCAACCATCTGTGCATGGTTTGTGTTCCCTGATTTTGTTAAGCGTTGTTGTTAGCATTTAGGCCTCCTTACCATTTATAAATTTCATACCCTGATCCCTGCACTTCTCGGCTTTCTCTAATTCCCTGTTCGCGTCAATTAACTCATCAAACAGGGAGTCGATACGATCAAGAGATTTGCATAGTTCACCTTTTTTCATCTTCCCCTCCCTTTATATAGCCTCTGCAAACATATAAACTAATCCCCATACAACTGCTGCGAATATTATTAATCCGATTAAGTCTTTCATTTCATCCCCCCTGTTAGTCACGGTTTGAGGCTTCTTTGATAATTTTATTAACCATGTCAACAATAACAAACTGCTGTGTTGTTCTTAATATCTTTAATGCCTTGAGAAACCTGCGCTTAAGTCTCGTCGGTATTCTTCCGTAAATTGATGATATTTTTTCCATGTGTCCCATCCTTTCTATTTTAAGTATACCATGCTTGCAAATGATTGCAAGCACTATTTTATACGAATTGATTTTATTGCTTCCCCTACTGATCTAACTATCCAATAATTAATTCCACATATATCACATAAGCGTTTTACCTCTGGTTGTTTTCCTGTCAATATTCCTTTTTGTGATTTTAATTCCATCCATCCAGCTATTTTATAAAATTCATGGAATACCCATAAGTCCCCAAGACCGTTGTTGTTTTTTCCTGTTATAGAATTTTCAACTCGCGTTACTCTGCATCCTATTTTTCTTAATTCTTTTATAACTTCTTTTCTTAGCTCCTGCTCTGGTTGATTTCTTGGCTTTGTTTCAACTGCTCTTTCCTTCCTTCTCTTAATAGGTACGACCGTGTCGCCTCGCATGACTTTTATCATATTGGTCATCTGGGCGGATTGGGTTTTTAGGTTTTTTTTGGGGAAGGCTTGCATTTTTAATGCCTCCAATAATGGTATATGCGGTTTGAATCTATCTGACTATAATTTTGTCATGATTTAATTATAACGCATTTTCTTTCTTTTGCAAGAAGAAAATTGTTGACTTTCACCACCATTGGTGTATACTTTTATTAAGTCAAAGAGCCGAAATGGTCGGCTATAAAAAACCCAAACAGGAGGTCTTATCATGGCACTAAAAGCAGTCAAACCAGGGGAAGCAAAATCTTCCAAAGTTAAAATGCTTATCTCAGGCGATCCCGGAACTGGTAAAACCATTTTCTCACTTCAATGGCCTAGCGTATATTTAATAGACGCTGAAGGTGGAGCAGTTCGAAAACAATATCAAGATAAGCTCAAAAAAGTTAATGGTCTTTACTTCGGGCAAGAGCAAGGAGCAAACAATTTTCAAGATGTCATTAACGAAGTAAAGATTCTCGCCACAACAAAACATGATCGTAAAACTCTAGTCATTGATAGTTTTTCTCATCTATATATCAATGAAGCCGCAATCGCTGAAGAAATAGTAGGTGATGCTTTTGGCAAAGACAAGAAGGAAGCTAATAAACCAACTCGTCAGCTTATGCGATGGATAAACAAATGCGATATGAATGTTATTCTAATCGCACATAATAAAGCTAAGTGGGTAAGAAAAGGAAAAGAAATTTTTCAAGATGGAAATACTTTTGATGGATACCAAAAATTAGAGTACGATCTTGATCTTTTTATTGAAATTCTTCCTGGATACAAAAACTTTCTTATCAAAAAAAGTCGAATTGAATCTTTGCCACAAGGTGACAGCATGCCATTATCTTTTAAGCACTTTGCTGAAATCTATGGAGAAGATGTAATTAATTCTGATGTGGTTCCTGCAGACATGGCGACAGAAAAGCAGATTAATAAAATCAAGTCGTTAATCGAAACACTCAATGTCGAACAAGAAACAGTAAATAAATGGAACAAAAAATGTAATACAGAATCCTTTGAAGAAATGACTTCAATACAAATAACAGGATTGATTGATTTTCTTGAAAAGAAGATAAAGGATATTAAATAATGAGTAAATTTGAAAAAGGACACATCCCTTGGATAAAAGGTAAAAAGAAAAAAGACTATCCTGATATTATAAAAGCTCCATCAACCGCTTTTAAAAAAGGGAATGTTCCTTGGACAAAAAAGAATAAAGGATATAAGTTAAGTGAAGAAGCAAAAATTAATATAAGCAAAGGAAAAAGTAAATATAAGGAAGGAGAAAAAGTTATAAAAAGAGGATATGTTTATATTAAAACATATAGACATCCTTATGGATTAAGCACTAATTATGTCAAAGAGCATAGATTAATATTAGAAAAATATCTTGATAGATATTTAAAGTCGACAGAAGAATGTCATCATATTGATTTAAATAAACAAAACAACAAGTTGTCTAATTTAATTTTATTTAAAACAAAATCTGCTCATAGAAGATTTGAATTTGGAAAATCAAAAGTTTTAAAATCTGAAATTATCTTTGATGGCAGAAAATACAAGGAGTGAAACATGGTAAAACGTAACGCGTCAGCAAAAGACGAAGAACCGGAACAGATGTCGTTTGATAAGCCGTCAGAGAAGGAACATCTGTTTCAAGTGGTCGATATATTCGATCAGGCATATGACGGAAATAAGTTCAACCTTGACGCCGATACGGTTATTGCAAAATGCGAGGTCGTAGGTGGCGAGGAAGAAGGACGTTCTTTGCTCAACCGTTGCTCGCTTGACGATACTTGGAAAGGGTTTTTTGTAACTCGCCTTTTCCTTAAAGCGATCGGGCAGCCGTATAAGGGAATCCCTTTTCCTATTGACTCTGATCTATGGACAGGCCGTCAGTTTTATGCGACGGTTGTGCATAACGAGGCGAAGGGCAAGACGTACGCCAATATTAAAGAATACAACTTTGAGAAATTGGTTGATAACGCTAATGCGCCGGTAGCGGCAGAAAGCGTCCCGGAGGAAGGTATTGCCTGGGATTCTGAGTAACGCCACGGAAACGCCCCCTGCCTGTTGTGGGTGGGGGGTTTTTTATTGACATATAGGTTATTTCTTGATAGTATATTGGAGTAATGGCTAGAGCATACAAACAAAAAATTATAAAAAATACAAATCCCCAACGGGAAAAGTGTGCATTCGCACGCCTTCTACGCTCTAGCCAGCTTAGTACCGTTGGGGGTTTTTATTGAGGGTAAAATGAAAAAAGTATACATAGCAAGTCCATACACAAAAGGTGATGTAGCGGTAAATGTTCGTAGGCAATTAGAAGTTGCAAATCACTTAATGGATTTTGGGTTTTGTCCTATTGTTCCGTTGTTCACACACTTTCAGCACTTAGTATTTCCTAGAAAATATGAAGATTGGATGGCTATTGATTTTGAGAAGATTAGAGGTTGTGATGCTTTTCTTAGACTTGATGGTGAAAGTAGTGGCGCTGATAGAGAGGTTAAATTTGCTAAAGAATTAAATATTAAAGTTTATTATAAGATTATTGATCTTATCAAAGGCGAAAAAGATGAGAGCTGATATCACGCTACACAATCAGGACTGCATGGAGGCGATGAAGGATATGCCAGATAATGCGTTTGAACTTTCCATTGTTGATCCGCCGTATGGGATAGGTGCTGATAGTAAAAATAGTGGTAAAGAATTAAAATCAAAAAAGTCTTCAGCATTGTCAAAAGATTATGGGGATCAAAAATGGGATAACAATATACCAAATATTGATTATTTTAATGAGTTGATACGAGTATCTAAGCATCAAATTATATGGGGAGTAAATTATTATCCTTATCCTTTTTTAACAGGTGGTCGTATTTATTGGAATAAATGCGTTACAATGCCAACCTATAGCGATGGGGAATTAGCATATTGCAGTAAAACAAACTCACTTAAAAGCTTTAAATTTGCTTGGCATGGAATGATACAGGGAAATATGAAGGAAAAGGAAAATCGCATCCACCCAACCCAAAAACCCGTCCAACTCTACAAATGGCTCCTACAAAACTACGCCAAAGAAGGCGATAAAATACTTGACACTCATGGAGGTTCAATGTCAATCGCTCTGGCATGTTGGGACTTAGGGTTTGATCTTGATTTATGGGAAATTGATAAGGAATATTTTGATGATGGAAAACTAAGGCTTGAGAGGCATCAGGCACAGGGACAGCTATTTTAGGGGGAAACATGGGAATTGCAGATAAAATGCTTAAAGAATTTGACAAACAGACAATCTTTGATATAATGTATTATCATGCAAAGAGCAAAGGCACAAAAATTTGAATGATTTTAATTAGGCACTCAAAGGGAGTGTCTTTTTTCATGCCCTCGTTCGCGTCAAAAGTCCTTGTTCTTTGCAGAAATAGGATTGCGTTCGAGGGCTTTTTATATAGGAGGAAGTTATGGACTTTAAAAAATGTAACTGTGTAAGGCTGATTGATGATGGGGTATCAATTCATGGGAAGGATTGGTCAGATGGTTATGAGTTGCTTGAATGTGGAGTTGTTGAGAATATCGGATTGTTTTATAACGATAAGCATAAGTTAAATAATACTCTTCATGAAATCTTTCACAGGATTGAAGAAATTGAAATATTCAAAGAATTAAAAAATGTTGAATGTAGTGAATCTTTAAAAGAAGTTCTTGTTTGTATCGAAAACGATTTGTTACA